TAGAATTTATGGGATAGGTCTACCGTTAATTGGGTAGTGTTAATATACCGATTGGAAGACTATGGGACGCAAGCCAGGAATCCAAAATATACCGAAGAAGGAAGCCCAGGAGAAGGTACTTATCCAACTCAGCCAAGGGGCAACTATTATCTCGGCTATGGCTGGGGTAGGCCGAAATGACGTTACCTTCCGACAGTGGGTGATGGCAGACCCTGAGTTCAAGGAGCGAGCCGAGAAAGCCCGCCTTGAAGGCAAAGGCATCAAAGCAGACCTTGCCGACTTAAAGGATATTTCCTTCCCCGACTTTTGTGAGCAGTTCCTAGACTCCAAGTTGTTCCCCCACCAGTTGAACTGGATGGATATGATAGAGGGCAGGGCCCCTAGGTGGCTACCAGCAGGTATGACCTACGAACCTGGCGAGGCTGACCGAGTACTTATCAACGTACCCCCAGAGCACGCCAAGTCCACAACTATCACCACCAACTACGTTTTGTACAAAATCGTCACCAACCCGAATCACCGAGTCATTATCGTCTCCAAGACCCAGGGTATGGCACGTAAGTTTCTGGGAGCCATCAAGACTAGACTCTCACACCCAGCCTACACCAAACTGCAAGTGGCCTTCGGCCCTAACGGCGGTTACAAGGCAGATGCTACCCAATGGTCTGCCGATATGATTTACCTAGGTACTGGTAGAGACTCAGGCGAAAAGGACCCTACGGTCCAAGCCCTAGGAATGGGTTCTCAGATTTATGGTGCACGTGCCGACTTGATTATTGTGGACGACGCTGTAATGGGTGCCAACGCTCACGAGTGGGAAAAGCAACTTGAGTGGCTTCAGAAAGAAGTTATCACTCGTCTTGGCAGACACGGCAAGTTAATTATTGTTGGAACCAGAGTGTCATCAATTGACCTCTACAAGGTCCGTCAGTATGGGCTATGGTCTACCAGCAAGAAGACGTCCAAGAAGATTCCATCTTCTCACCAACCTGCGTTGCAGGAAGCGTCAACGGAATGCGTAAACGCGGACCTCTTAAGGCAGGGGTTGTAGGCCATCCGAAAAATACTGACAACGCTTACACCGTTATTGGCTTTGACCCTGCTATGGCAGGTGCTTCTGCTTTTGTGGCTGTTTCGTACAATCGAACAGACGGACGAATTTACGTTCTAGACTGCATCAATATGACAGAACCTACGCCAGCAAAGATTCAAGGCGTAATTGAAGAGTGGGTCGAGAAGTACCGCCCTCAGGAGTTCCGCGTAGAAATCAACGCACACCAGAAGGCATACTCTCTGGATGATAACTTAAGAAACTTTTTAGCCTCTTATGGCTGCCAGTTGAACTCACACTTCACTGGTAAGAACAAATGGGACACATCTTTTGGTGTGGCATCAATGGCAAGCCTTTTTGGTTCTGTCAGAGAGGGACGCTTTCAAGATAATAACTTGATTGAGTTGCCAAGCAATGAAGGCTCAGAGGGAATCAAAACCCTTATCCAGGAACTTATTACCTGGAAGCCAGATACCAAGAACCCTACCGACTGCGTAATGGCACTATGGTTTGCAGTCATTCGTGTACGCGAGTTAATGCAACAGAGTACAAGAGTTGGACAGTACCAAACGAATCGCTGGGCTACACGAGCACAAATGTCTAGTCGTGGCTCAATTAATTTAGATGAAGAGTTCGCCTCACAATGGGCGGAACAATACGGTTAGGATAACAATGGCATTATCAATTGAACAGATTGCAGCGAGAGTTGAATCTTTGCGCTATCGCAACTCAGAACGTGATGCCCGCAACCTTGACGTCCTTGCAGTACGTAAGGGTAAGATTGCAGAAGTTTATCCTGACTTCTTTCCAGACGGCGTTGATGCTAACGTAGTTGCCAACTTTATTGACATTGTTGCCCGTGACCTTTCTGAGGTTATGGCTCCGCTGCCAGCAGTAAACTGCTCTGCAGCAAATGCAACAAATGACCGTGCACGTAGTTTTGCTGACAAGCGCACACGTATTGCGTCAAACTATTTTGCACATTCAGACCTAGCAGTACAGATGTACTCAGGTGCTGATTGGTATATTACCTACGGTTTCCTCCCATTCTTTATTGAGTTGGACGAGGAAGCGAAGTTGCCACGCATCCGCATAGAAAATCCTATTGGGGCTTACCCAGAATTTGACCGCTATGGACGCTGTGTTGCTTTCGCAAAACGCTATACAATGACACTGGCTGAACTCATCACACAGTTCCCTGAGTACGAATATCAATTGCTTGGTGGTTACGACTACAAGCAGGACCTAAACGCTCAGGTAGAGATGATTCGCTACTATGACAAAGACCAGTCAACTATCTATATCCCAAGCAAACAGAATCTAGTCCTTTCACAGGTCAGAAATTTGTTGGGCAAGATGATGGTCGTAGTCGCACGTAAGCCATCTATTGACGGAGAACTACGTGGACAATTCGACGACATCCTAGGAATTCAACTACTACGCAACCGATTTGCATTGCTTGCTATGGAGGCCGCAGAGAAATCTGTACAGGCTCCGATTGTTTTACCACAGGATGTTCAAGAACTGCAGTTGGGTGGAGACGCGGTTATCCGTACATCTAACCCAGCAGGTGTTCGTCGTGTAGAACTATCACTACCACAGGGTGCATTTACAGAATCTGCACTCCTGAATCAAGAACTCCGCGTTGGTGCACGTTATCCTGAAGGACGTACAGGTAACATTGATGCATCTATCGTTACTGGACAAGGTGTACAGGCGCTTATGGGCGCATTTGATACACAAGTCAAATCAGCACAAGCAATTTTTGCTTCAGCACTACGCGATGTAATTAGCGTTTGCTTTGAAGTTGATGAAGTTCTTTACCCAGAAGAGAAGACAATTCGTGGCGTGGACTCAGGTTCACCTTACGAAGTCACCTATCTTCCAAAGAAAGACATTAAGCAGGACTACTCAGCAGATGTTCGTTATGGAATGCTTGCTGGTTTGAATCCTGCACAAGGTCTTATCTTTATGCTTCAAGCATTAGGCGGCGGTCTTATCTCTAAGGATATGGCTATGCGTGAACTTCCATTCACAGTCAATGTCACGCAAGAACTTGAAAAGATTGAAATTGAGAATATGCGTACAGCGTTGCTCAGTGGACTAACAGCAATGGCTCAACAGACACCTATGATGGCAGCACAGGGACAAGACCCGTCAGAGATGATAAACAAGATTGCTTCGGTAATCAAGGCTCGCCAAAAAGGCCAAGCACTTGAAGACGCGATTGAAGAAATCTTCGCGCCGAAGCCTCAAGTTCCTCCTGCTGGGGCACCACAAATGGTTGAGCAACCGTCCCCTGCTCCCGAAGGCGTTCCAGCAGGAGGCGCTCCTTCACCAGAAGGCGCAATAGGACCAGAGATGACTCCACCTGAAGAAGCACCACCAAGCATTATGAATTTACTCTCTAGCCTATCAGGCGAAGGAGAAGCATCAGCAAGCGTTAGAACTATCAACCGCAGATAAATAAGTAGGGGACTATGACAACAATAATCGGAATCGAGTACGATAGTCATTCACTTATTGTTGCCGATAGTCAGACAACAGATGACTCTGGTTTTATTTACAGCCATCCTGATGTTCAAAAAATTGCAGAGCGTGGTTCTTTTTTAATTGCTGGTTCTGGCGAAGTGCACCCTTGCGATGTAGCACAACACATCTGGGAGCCACCGACAGTAACGGCTAAAGACAGAAAAGATATTTACCACTTTATGATTACCAAGGTTATGCCATCTCTACGCAAATGTCTGTCAGAGAATGGTTACAACTTTGATGAATCTAAAAGCGAAATAAGATTTCAATTTTTAATGTCTGTGTGTGGGGAAATATTTGATATTGACCACGAACTATGCGTCAACAAAACTAAAAACAATATTTATGCTGTAGGTTCAGGTGCATCTTACGCACTTGGTGCACTTCACGCTGGCGTAGACGCCTTTGAAGCAATGGAGATTGCAGCAAAACTAACAGCATTTACTGCTGCACCGTACATATCCAAAACACAATTCAAACATATTAAGTAGGAGGAAGCGATGGCAGAAAATAGAGGCGGATTACGCCCAACTGCACCACAATATAACCCTGCTAATGTTTCAGCAACTGGTGGCAACGGACAATCTGGTCGTGACTACACAGGTTTTGCATACGGTGAGAACCAGGCACTTGCAGAACAACAGGCATCAGCACCTATGGCTGCTGCACCTGGACCAGTACGCCCACCTTCAGCGGCAATGCCAGGTATGGGCGGAGCAGTTACACCATTAGATGAATTACAACCAGATGGACGACCTATTTCAGATGGCGTTGACTTTGGAGCAGGTCGTGGTTCCGAGGCTTTGCCTTCACGTATCACATCTCCTATGAACCAGTCTGAAAACCTTGACCTTATTAAGCGCTACCTACCTGATTTGATTAATGCAACACGTATTCCTAACGCACCAGATTCGTACAAGCGATTCGTTAACTATCTGAGAGAACAGATACTTTAATGCAGTGGTTAGAAAATGGATTTTTTGACCATCTAGATAAGTTTGCAAACTCTCTAGGTTATGAACATTATGCAATCGCAATTCCTTTGGCAATGGTCAAGTGGAAGTCGCCCGAAGATAGGGATGTATTCATTATGACTGTTACAAATCAAGATGTCAAGGGCGGCGGGGGTCGTGACTTCAATCCATTGGCGGTGAAGTAATGTCGTCATTTTGGGATAAATTTGTTGAAGATTTTTTAGGAATTAAACCTGCCGCACAGCAAGAAATTGTTTCTGGTGCATCATCTATCGTTAAGGGTTTTGGTACTGCTGTTAAAGCAATTCCAGGTGCGTTAACAAATGAACTATTTGTTGAGCCTACAGTTAAAAGTTTAGAAAACGCTGCCTACAAAGCAGGATATTCTCCAGAAGATGTAGCGCGTGCTGGTATTGGAATTCAGCAGTCTAAAATTGGTCAATTTGCTCAGGCGGAACAAGATAAATTTGTTACAGGAAGCCTTGCAGCATTTGACCCTATTCTTAAAGCAGCAGCAGCAGCAGATAAATACGTATTTACACCTGTAATTGCACGTCCAATAGCAACAGTAAATCTGTTGAACGACCCATATAGCCCATTATACAATGATGAGAAGTATGGCAAAGGAGTACAATTAAGCGACATTCGTGATGCTTGGAACCGAAGCGCTAATGTATCTCTTGGTCAGGCTATTGTTAAGTCTGCAGGAATGCTTGGACTTGCCGAGTCCGCAGTTCTTACTGCTAATGGTATGGATATGTCACAGGTAAATCTATGGGATGACCAAAGTATTCAAGAAAATTTTGTTGACAATAGTTTAGGTTCTTTCATTAGTGGAATGAACGACTTTGTTATTAAAAACGTAGCAATTAATGCTGCCTTCGTAGGTGCTGGTACAGTTGCTAAGGCTGGTTCAGTACGTGCTGGTCTTAATACAAAATTCAAGGCTACAGATGCCGAAGCAATGCCTTTGTTTGAAAAGGATATGACTGACCATATTGCATTTGTTAACAGCAATGGAGTTGCTGGAAATCAAACTGTAATTGGTCAAGATGTTATGGACCTTGCAGCGTCTGAAAACATTGTTGATATTGTTCGTATTGTAAAGAAGCACAGTTACAACCCTGCTCTTCCAGACCTTATCAAAACAACAAAAGACCCAGTAGTTGTTAGGGACCTTTTGCTCGCAGACAAGGGCTATGGCCCAGCAATCGAACGTCTTGCAGCACTAAGAATGTCTGATGACCTTTGGGTCCTTGGCGATGCTACTGCCATTACTCGTGGCAGATATATTACCGACGGTAAGTTACCAGTCTACACAGCAGAACAACGTGCTCGTTGGACTGCAGCCTTCGATGATGCTATTGCAAAGAACCCTAAGCATCAAGAAGTTTATGATGCTTTCTTAAGACAGGAACTTGACGAGTCTACTGGACTTCTTAATACAGAAGTCTTAGCGCTTGGCAAAAACTACAAGCCAATTGAACCAATTGTTGGTCGCGGCGTAGTTGGTGCAGTTCGCTCACGTGCTGGTAAAATTAAAACCGCTTCGATGGAACGTAACTTTGTTGGCCTTGGTGGCGTAACAGAGACAGTTCTTGGTGGCGGTATGAAGGGCCCAGTTACAGTTTTGATGAAGCAGTTTGGTACCTTTATGCCAAAAGGTATTGTTACCAACTCTGGCCTACGTCCAATGAATGGCGTAGATGAATTGATGGCAGTCTTTGATGACATTCCTTTGTTTAGAGATGGCTCAAGAGTTATTGAAACTCACACACGCGAGTTGGTTCCAGCGGCTGTTTATCGCCGTCAAGTTATTGACCGTTTTGTTGCAGCCAAAACAGATGGCGAACGTGCCATTGTAATTGATAGCGTTAATAAAGAGATTGCTCGTACCCTTGCTTTCTCACGCGGATACTATGATGTCAACAAAATTGATAATATGGTTGATGAGTTAATGTCAGAAATTTATCAGGTTCACTCTGGTCTACGCAAAGAAGGTTTTGCTATGGACCCACAGGGCGTGCGTGTAGTAGTTGACCCACGTACTCAACGCCAGTTAGCAAACTCTATGCCTATGCTTCCATTGGGCGAGTTTGACCGTATGATTTTGCGCCTTGCTCGTGGCGAAAAGAACGCAGTTGTAGGTTTTGCTACAGGAGCAAAGCAAACAACTGCTACAGCAGCACGCACACTATTTGAAGGCTCAAGCAGAATATTCTCTGTTGCTCAACTCTACCGTTTTTCATACATTCCAAAGAACTCTGTCTTTGAACCTCTTCTGGCAGCAACTCTTGCAGAGGGTATGACATTTGCAAGACCAATGTTTACTACTGCAATCTGGAGCACTATCACTAAGGGCAGAAATATTATTGCTCGAAATGTAGAAAAGTCAAAGACACTTCTTCCTGGAGCAAAAAAGGAAATCCAAAGAGAAGTCAAGGCTTTATCTGATGAATACAATCAGGCCATTCTTAATCGTGATATGGCGTATGCAACCTACGAAGAATTCTTTGGTGTTGGAAAAAATATTTCTCCAGCAGCAAAGCGTGACTGGGCAGATGAAATAAAGATGCGTCTTAAGGATGCAGAAAATGATGTTGCTCAAATTGAAGGTAGACTTAATGTTTACGCTACCGAATACGGTCAGCCAATATCAGTTCCATCAATCTACAACTTACGTCGTAGAATTCAGTATCTCAAGGATGCAAAGGACCCACGTTTTGCTGGAGATATAGCAGCAGCAGAGATGACTCTCGCTCGCGCAGTTGAAGACATTAACACTATGACACCCGAAGTAAATGCTCTTACTGCACAAATTGCTGCAGCATATGATGAAATCGGAAGAGTCATTGATAAGATTGGTCCAACTGGAGTACGTCAGGCTGACCTCTTTGAGGTTTCTGAAGCACGTTACTTAAAGGAACCATTTCTTGCCAAGACACGAACTGTTCAGTTGTCAAACGGACAGACATTAGAATTTCCTTCTTTTGCAAATCGTGACAATTTTGGCGAAGGCTATATGTCAGAAATTTCTAACAACACTACACGTACACTTGAATTCTTGGGTAACAAAGCATCAGTTGCTAAAACAATTAGCATAAGTGCTCGTTCTCCAAAGAGCATAACTAACGTGGCCGACCCAACATACTTTGATGAATTAGCGTTTGTTGTTAATAGTCAGATGCGTGGTGACCTACTTGTTGACAGAATTCTTTCTGGTCAGTCTCGTGAGCAATTGCTACAGTGGACAACAACGGGCCAGGGAAAGTTCTACATTCGTCAAATGGGTAAGACTCAGGATGAAGTAGTTAGAATGGTTGATGAGCAGATTATATTTGTTCAAAAATATTTGCCTACTTACGAGGCACGTCAACTTGCCCTTAAGGGTGAAGTTACACCATCAGCGTTGCGACGTGAACTATCAGAAAACCTAGACCAGATGTCTCCTATCCATCCACTTGACATTGAATATTCTAATGCAAGTCTCAAGGGTAATACTGGAGCATTTGTAGATGCCGCGTTAGCAAAGTCCTGGAAATTCTTGATGAAGCCAGAAAATGCTATCCGCGAAGTATGGGGTACTACACGCCACACGGCAATTGTTAAAGAAAGAGCAGAGGCTTTACTTGCTCAGGGACAAACAATTGATGTTTCAACATTAAATACAATTCACCACACTGCAGCAATCCAACTTGTTGACGAAGTGGCAAAGGTGTTCTACACAATTCCTCGCCAGCACCGAGCACTTTATCTTGCTCGTGGACTAGCAACGTTTCCTAACGCAGCAGCCTCTGGTATTTATCGTTACAGCAGATTCGCCGTTAAGAAGACTCCGCGTTTTGGTGGTTTCCTAAATAGTTACTACGGACTTTATAACTCATTTGGCGTAGACGAAAACGGTAATCCAGTTGATGACCCAATGAAGGCTAAATTTCTTCTTGTTCCTGGAACAAAGCAAATGGGACTTAATGATGGCAAGGGTGTAATTATTAATGCACGTGCCACAAACTATGTAGCCAACTTCCCAGGTGCTTCCTGGATGGTACCTATTGCACTTAGCAAGATTTACGGAAATAAACCAAACGACGAAGATGAAATCAAAAATATGATTGATTCAACATTTGGTAAAATTCCTGGATATTCTTATGATGAAATGTTTCCATATGGAATTGAACCAGACGTGCTTAAACAACTTGGCAACACGTTCACCCCAGCCTGGGCTCGTAACTTAGTTATAGGATTGACTTCAGACAAAGATACTACAAATAGAATGTTTGTTGATTCTTGGGTTTCAGAAAACAATCGTCAGTGGATTTTGTATGATATGGGCAAAGGGCCTCTACCAACAGATAAATCTGTTATTGATGGGGCAAAGAGTATCTATCTACGCAAGGCTCGCACCCAGTTCTGGTCACTTCTCGGTACACCACAATATGTAGAATCACGACCAGATTCACTCTATCGTGATTACTACTACGGCCTTGTCAATGAATATCAGTTAAAGGGTATGTCTTCAACAGAGGCAAGCAAATTAGCCGAAGAAGACTTTAACAAATATATGCAAGCAGAGACTGGCTCACAGTTTCCTATGGACCGACTCTTTATTGGTTCTCAGGATTCTGTTACATATATTACTCCAAGCCAAAAGGCTTTTGACAGAATTTGGGATAACTTTCCTGGACTTGCGACCAAGTTGCGTCAGGTTGACCCATCTGTAATTGGTCTTATGGTTGCAGACCTGCCTAAGGAATATAGCCCTCAGGTTAATAAGTTCCTTAACTCAACAACTGCTCGTTTTCCAGATGGAACAATGGTTAACAAGGCGCTTAAAACACCTCAGTTAGTTGAAGAAGAAATTGAAAAGTCTCGTTATTGGGCTGCATATACTGCAGAAAAGAAACGATATAATGATGCGGCTAAGGCTGCAGGATACCCAAGTTACCTGAGCGTTCCTGAACTTAAGGCTCAACTTAAAGACTATGCAGAGAATACTCTTGGTAAAAATAGTTTTGCCTGGTCACAAGAATATCAAAAGAATGCAACTAAGGGTAATCAGGCTTGGATTCAATCACAAGGTCTTGCAACAATTGTTAAAGACCAAGAGTTTATGAATAAGTATGGCAAGACTCAGTTTTGGCAACACGCTAAGGCTTTTGTTAAGTATCGCAACGAGTATGCAGCAGCATACAAAGATGCGCCAACTGGAACAAAAGGTAGCGTTAAGGATGCTTGGGCTAACTATCTTGCTTCTAGTTATGATATGTGGGACCCAGTGCTTCAGAGAATGATTACAAGATATTTTGAGAACGATAACTTGAGGGAGAATAAATAATGGCAGATAAACCTGTACCACCATCGACTGGAACCATTATTGTCCCACCAAAGGCTGACAAAAAAGAAAAAGTTTATATTTGGATGCCAGATTCTAAAGGCAACCTTGTAAAGGCTGATGCTTCTATAATTAAGAAGTCGTTTGCTAAACTTCCTTTGAACTCTCAGATTGCTCTTTCCGAGTATCTTCTTGGTGTATCTAATCGTCAACCTACAGATTCTGCTCGCCAGAACCTATGGAACGACATTGTAGATGGTGCGGTAGCAGCCTTTAAGGAAGGCAAGAAGCAATCTCCTTGGGATGTTCTTCAGGTAATGACCGATAACTCACCAATGAACCAAGGCGTTACAACAAACATTATCAAATACGATACTGTCAATGCAAACGCTACGCTCAACAAGATTGGCAAAGCAATTGGCTTTGATATGTCACTTCTTACAGACGCCGACAGAGCAGACTTTCTTACTAAAATAAATGCAGAGGCTGCAACAGGTAAGACAATAACGCGTAAGGCTACAACTGGTGGTTATGAGACAGTCACGACACCATCAACCTTTGACCCTAAGTCTTTTACTGAATCATTCCTCTGGGCTAAGGTAAACCTTGGAGATACCGCAAGTATTCCATCTGCAGCAATTAAGCAGATTGCTAATGTCTCTACACTTCTTAAGGCATACGGTATTAACAACTTAAGTGCTAAAGAAATTAATGCTCTTGGAGTAGAAGTTGCCTCTGGCACCAAAACAGTTGACGACTTAAAACTTGAATTCTCAACAAAGGCACAGAAACTTTACCCAGCCTATGCTGAACGACTTAAGGGAACACCTGGTCTTACTATGTCAGATATTGCAGAACCTATTATTGGGACTCTATCTAAGATGTGGGAAATGGATGCTGGTTCGTTTCAACTATCTGACCCTAATGTTTCCAGATTCCTTAACCCAGATGTAACTGGTAAGGCTCCTGCTCCATCCATAACAGATGTATATAACTTTGCTCTAAATCATCCTAACCGTGAAAAAACTAAAGCAGCAAACGAAGAGGCTAGGGACGCTGGCGTCGCTTTTGCTCGTGCTGCTGGATTTGGAGTTTAAATGGCACAAACAGCAGCCCAGAAAAAAGCAGCGGAGCAAGCAGCAAACAAAAAACTTCTTGCCCAGGCACAGGCTCTTCTTGAAAAACAAAAGTCTCAGTTAGCGGCTCTTGAAGCACAACAGGCAGCCGCTGCAAAAATTAAAACAGACTTTGAGGCAGAACAAAAACTTGCCAAAGAGGAAGCAATAAAGCAAAATGCAGCAGACCGTCTTGAGCGTATTCGTCTTGAGCGTGAAGCCAAAGAGGCTCAAACTAAATCAAATGCAGCACTTGCAGCAAATCCAGCACTAGGTGCCGCTAAAGGTTCTAACATTTTTCAGATGCTTGGCGGAATTCTTTACTTCAGTGGTGTGCCATTTACTGGCACCGACGGTGGAAAAAAGTACGTAAATGGTATTGCTACTGGTACAGCACCTGACTCAACAACTGGAAACACTGCAGCAGTAGTTGATACACCAGGACTTGCAGTTGATACATTTCGCAAAACACTTTCTTTATACTTTGGAGAAGCAGAATCAAAGAAGCCCTGGGTGGATGCACTCTATAAAAGCGCTTCTGGATACTACAAGACTGGCTCAACTGCAGAAGAGTCAATGAACTTAGCCTTTATTGCAGGTCGCAATGACCCTGCTATGAAACCATTTACAGATAGATTTGCACCAATTTACAAGTTACAGGACCTCAAGGCTGGCGGTGCTTCTGTTGAAGTGCCAACAATTGGGGAATTCGTAAAGTCTCAAGAAGCAATGGGTGACATATTTAGAAGAAGCAACCTAACTGACCTTGCTGTAGATTCTTATACTGGCGAGTTAATCGGCAAGGGAATCTCTGTATCTACCGTTGCCGAGAACATTACAAAAGTTTTTGATGTAATTGACCAGGCTCCTAAAGAAGTCAAAGATACAATCAATCGTTTCTATCCAACTGCAGACCGAGGCAAACTAGCCAAAGCGCTACTTACTGGTACAAAAGGCTTTGCCGAACTTGATAGAGAAGTTAAGGGTTACCAGGTACTTGCAGCAGCAGAGACTCAGGGTATTGGTGCTAACACACTTACTGATGGAATCACAGCAGCGCAAGCATCAAACTACGCAGCAGGTGGAGCAACATTCCAGTCCACACTCGCTGGCTTTGGTCAGGTGGCTCAGGCCCGTCAAACAGAGCAAAAACTTGCTGAAATTTCTGGTCAGAAGTCAATGGGTGTTGCTGGTTTAGCAGAAGCCGTAATTGGCAAGAAAGCCTCAGCACTTAGTGAACTTGAGAAACTTACACTACAAGAAGAAGCCCGCTATAAGGCTAAGTCTGGAACTACTTCAGCAAGCCTAGCATCAGAGCGCCGAGGCGCTGGCTTAATATAAAAAGAATCCTAATGGACCTATCGGCCCCATTAGCGTATAAGACCGATAGCAAGAGCCAGACTATTTCCCCTAATAGGACCTGAGGCTTGCGACTACAACGAATAGAAGGGTGGGTTGCTATGAGCAACAACTACTGGGACGAAGATGATGATGACCTAGATACCGAGCAGTTTGCTGGCGATGGAAGTGACTTGTTAAAGAAGTTACGAAAAGCCAAGCGAGCAGACGAGAAGCGTATCAAAGAACTCACTGAGCAACTTGAGGGACTTTCCAAGGTGCAGCGTGAGAGAACCGTCAAAGAAGTCTTAGAAAAGAAGGGTGTTAATCCAAAGGCTACACGTCTTGTTCTTAAGGACTTGGATGACGTTACCGAAGAATCAGTGAATAACTGGCTCGAAGATAACGCAGACTTGTTCGGACTGACTGTACAAGAGGAGCAAGCATCTGATAGTAACGACATTGACCGTGCCGCTTTGCGTCAACAAGATGCCGTTACTCAGGGTGCAATAACCCCTGATAGAGCACAAGATGCATCATTAAGGATTGACGGCGCCCAAAGCGCTGAAGAACTTATTGCATTTATGCGCTCGCAATGACAATATCCGTTCATAGTCACTTGGAGGTGACGAAAAATGACAGCAACCACAGGCTCCAGCAATCTTGGAGGAACCGCAGGTAGCGCTGGTCTAGTCCAGAAGGCGTATGACCGTCTTCTAGAATTCGCTCTCCGTTCTGAACCACTAATTCGTTCAGTCGCAGATAAGCGTCCAGCACGCCAAGCAATCCCAGGTTCAACAGTAGTGCTACAGCGCTACGTTGACCTTTCAGCAGCAACAACTGCTCTTACAGAAACAACAGACCCAGATGCAGTAGCAATGTCTACACCAACATCTGTAACCATTACTCTCAATGAGTATGGTAACTCAGTGCTCGTAACACGTGCGTTGGAACTCTTCAGCCTTGCTGATGTAGACCCAGCAATCGCTAACATCATTGCGTTCAACCTTGCTGATTCAATTGATTCAGTTGCAATGACAACACTTCGCGGTGGAAGCAATGTAATTTACTCAGGTTCAACAGCAACATCAACCGCAACAGTAACAGCAGCAGCAACGCTATCTTCAGCAAACGTCCGCAAGGCCGTTGCGAAGTTGCGTGCTAACAAGTCCGTTGCCCGTAAGGGTTCAATGTACTGGGCTGGTATTCACCCAGAAGTTTCACACGACCTTCGTGCTGAGACTGGTGCTGGCGGATGGCGTTTGCCTCACGAGTACAACTCAAATGAAAACATTTGGGCTGGAGAAATTGGTTCATACGAAGGTGCTTACTTCGTTGAGTCATCACGTCTCTACTCAGCAACAGACGGTTCTTCATCTGCAAAGGTGTACCGCACTATCCTCTGCGGACAGCAAGCACTTGCTGAAGCAGTCGCTGAAGAGCCACACGTAGTTATCGGTAACGTAACAGACCGCTTGATGCGCTTCCGCCCAATGGGCTGGTACGGCGTTCTCGGTTTCGCACGTTATCGTGAAGAAGCCCTGTACCGTATTGAGTCAGGCTCATCAATCGCTTAGTTGATTGACGGGTGGGGCTAGGGAAACCTAGCCTCATCAGTAAGTTCACTAAGGAGGAACAATGCCAAACTACACATTTACAACGCCTGTTGTAGAAGAAGGTCCTATTGGTGACCACCGTTTGTTCTACTTCTTTAAGATGAACAGAGGTATAACCATCATCAAATCTAATGGAACATACCGACAGGTTAGATATGTTACAGACGATACTCTAGATGATTACACCGAGACATATCGTGGTGGATATAACCACACAGTAAATGAGGCAACAAAGGCAGCGCTTATTGCTGCCAACGTAGGGATTACAGAAGCAAACTTTACAATACAGTAGGGGACAAAATGCATAGCCATATTAGCAAAGTTTTAGAATGGGGTTTCAGTGAGACTCACGATTTTGTGGCGACATTGTGGGGCTGCGTGCTCTGTGACCAGACATCGGATAAACCATTTTCTGAAGAAGAAGAAATAGATATTGACCACACAGCCTGTGACGAAGATTGCTTCGGTTGCAAGGTAAAGGGTTTACAACTTAATGCAGGAGATGCCACTCGTGACATACCTGACAGAAAGTGGAACTCTGAATTGGCTGCCTACCGAGAGGCTCGTGCTCACGGGATGCAACCAGCAGGTACGACAAAGGGCCACATTGAAGAAGCGTACAGAGCCTCCGAAGTTCTCGGCAAGGCTTACGACGCAGACACAATGCCTAAGTCAAAAGATATAAACAAAAACACAGCCGAGGTAATGAAAGAAATAGGAGCAATCTAATGGCAAAAATGAAGATGTCTAAAGCAAACAAGAAGCACGAAATGATGGAAGGCCCTGCTGCTCGTATGAAAGAGTACGGCTCAAAGACTGCTGGGATGAAGGCTAAGCCTAAGA